CGTGCGCCTGCCACAGCTATGACTCCGCTTCATTATGCGGAGGCCTATAGCTCTCGTAAGCGTAGGATGTATGAGAAGGCCGCGCGTGAGTATATCCAGCATGGCGTTGAACAGCGCGACTCAGAACTAAAATCTTTTGTTAAGTTCGAAAAGATTTTGGAAACTGGGGAGCGTGTGGTTCCACGTCTAGTTAGTCCTAGGTCACCGGTATATAACGTTGCCCTGGGTTGTTATCTCAGGCCCATTGAACATAAGCTGTACAGACGGTGTTACAAGCTGTTCATGGACTTTGGAGTAGAGACCCCTGTTGTTGCAAAGGGGTTTAATGCCGAGCAGACAGCTCAGATACTACACGAGAAGTTCTCTAGGTTTCTCGATCCCGTGGTAGTAGGGTTAGACGCGAGTAGGTTCGATCAACATGTATGTGTTGAGATGCTCAAGTGGGAGCATTCCATATACAAAGGTTACTACCCGCGTGAGCGTGAGTTGTCTAAGCTCCTAAACATGCAACTTCGCAACAGAGGCAATTGCATCACACCAGATGGTAAACTGGTTTACGAAGTGGATGGCACACGTGCTTCTGGCGACGTCAACACTGCTCTGGGCAACTGCCTAATCAGTGCGGCCATTTTATGGACATACCTGCGTAAGTGCCGGATCACTTGCGCGGATGCGTTCATAAATGGCGATGACGTTATAGTATTTCTTGAGCGCAACAAGAGTCGCGCTTTCATTGCTGGAGTCCCCGCCTTTTATGGGAAACTGGGATTCAGAATGAAAGTAGAGCCTCCAGTTGACGTAATGGAGTCCATAGAATTCTGTCAAACACACCCTGTGTATGACGGCAGTAAGTGGGTGATGGTGCGAAACTTCCCCGACTGTCTGTCAAAGGATTCTACGATCATCCACCCCGTGTTTGCCGGTACAGGGGCTGGAGACTACCTAGCGTCAGTCGGGGAGTGTGGACTCAGCATTTGCGGAGGACTACCTGTCCTACAAGAATACTATGCGAAGTTATCCTCATTGGGGACGCCACGCGAGAGTTTATCTGATTTTATCTCTTGCGGTTTTCGGATGATGGCACACGGATTGGTACGCGGGAGGAGCCCGGTAACCACTGCAGCGCGTGAATCATTTGAAAAGGCATTCGGTTACTCCATTGAGGAACAGTTGTGTTTCGAGGAGCGCATACGTGCGTGGAAGTGGGGGCAGTTAACCCACTATGGGGATCCACGTTCGTTGCTTTGACCGGCAGGGGGAATATCAACCTTACACTAAACCAACCAATTAGTGATATCCTCTTGTGACTCTACCAAAGTCTCAAAGCAAAAATGCAACGTAAGAAATCAGCGCCCAAGACACCTAAGAAGCAGAGAGGTGTCAAATCACGCAAGGCTCCCAAAACCGCAGGAGCCACCACCAGTGCCGTTAGTGTACCCTTCGCAGGGCTAACTCTCAGCAATAGTAAGCCGACGTTCAATGGTCGTCAAAGCGTTCGTGTTGTTCACAGGGAGGCTGTTGCGTCCGTACGCAATACCGTGACAAACGATTTTGCAATGCTGCCTCAGGTGGGTCAAACCCCTGGGTGGGATATTTCACCGGGAAATCCGGTGTTGTTTCCCTGGCTTTCCAATATCGCCGTCAACTATGAACAATACCATTTCCACAAGTTAGTTTTCAGTTTGGTATCCGGCCAAGCTGCTAACCTCTCGGGACGTGTCTACATGGCAGTAGACTATGACTGGGATGATGAAATTGCCACAACATACCAAGGAATGATGAATAACCAATCCTCGGTGGAAGGAATGGTGTGGCAAAGTCTTCGTCTCAATTGTAGTCCTCAGTTACTACATGATGACCGCTATTACAAATACACCATGAATCCAGTGCGCGAAGCCCCTGAGCCGCGTACTACATTCGGTGGTTTCCTGATGATAGCGACAAATGTTCCTGGAGTCTATACTTGGGATTTGCTTGTTGAGTATGACGTCGAATTCAGGTCTCCTCAGGGATCTGGAGTTCCACAGCTCATCAAGTCGAACACGACGAGCATGCCGTTAATGATTGGACCCGTGAGCGCCAACTCTAAAGCAGTTGTGCCGCCGCTACCTGAACTTCCTGGAACTGTTCGGATACCGGTACCTAATTCTGTCCAATTCGATGGCTTACCCCTCGGCGGGGCACAGGCTTATGATTTAGGCCAGTTCCCTCCCGCACTTGTTGACACTGAGGTGGAATTTTCTCAGAGTAACATAGCACCTGTGACTCTTATGGGTTTGTGTTCAGCGAACCCTTTGAGATACTTGTTCTATGATTCTCTTTGGAACCACCTCGGTGACAGCATGGGTCTGACAGGGTTTTCTAGCACTCTTAGCGCCAAAACTCCTAGTAGTGTCACTACTCCTGGAGCTCCTATGGTAGCTAGTACTCCCCTGTCTATTGTTGCTGCTCGAGCTGCACATGCTGCACTAAGGTACGCAATCCCGTGGCTTAATCTCGGAACCCTAGCTGCGATTCAGAACCCAACTGGATCGACTTGGATTAAGACGGAATTGTAGGTGGACTATCTATCTGCTGCCGAAAGAACATGGCAGAGGTTTGGGATGCGTAGTAGTTGTTGAGACCGAGAAGGACCTGACTCCACCACTTTCGCGAGGAAGTGGTCGCACTCGCTTACTGCTGGTAACAGTAGTGGGGGGGGGACGCCAGTAGAAGAACCCTCTCACCCAGTATCGGGACGACTGCTATGCATTCAACGCTTCTGTTGTGCTCTCTAGGCAACATATAGAGAGGTCAGTATCCATCGTTTTTGGCAAACGAGGGCTTAGGATACTGGGATACATTACCTCCTCTCGCAGGGGCTAAGTACATG